ATGACCAAAAATGTCAAGTTCATGGGTGAAGACGTTAAGATCTCTAAGCTGAGTGTTTCAGAAGTTATGGAGATTCAAGAACGTGCTAAGGCTCTTGAAAAGGATGAGTCTGAGGGTTTCAATATTCTTAAGACTGTTATCCGTGCATCTGTTGACGGTGCAAAAGATCTTACAGATCAAGACTTTGATAACTTCCCGTTAGATGAGTTGTCAAAGCTTTCAAATGAAATTATGAGATTCTCTGGTATTGGTCAAGACCAGGGAAAGTAAGTCTCACAGATGAAGAGATAACTGTTTATGAAGTTGCTTTTCATCTGAAGATGCCAGTCTACAAGATTGCTCAAGAAATGACTTACGAAGAGTTTTTAGGTTGGCTTAATTACTTTGAAAGAAGACCTCCTGAATGGAGGTCTGATGACAGAGCATATAAGTACTTACAAACTCAAGGTGTTAAAGAAAAACCATGGATGATCTTTAGCTCATTAAAGTCTATTTATAACAATAAGGCTTCAGTGACTGAAGAAGGCATGCTAGATGCTGGTGCATTTAAAGGTTCTTTAATGTTCTCTAAAATGATGAATGCTGTCAATGGAGATAAGTTAGATCTATGATTAAAATCACTGGAATTGAGCAATCAATTAAAAAGATTCAAAAATATACTAAGACTCAGATAGAGTTAGAAAAGACAAAGCAGATAAACGGCTTAGTACAAGAATTACGTGAAGCAACACCTGTTGATACTGGTGAAGCCCGTGATGGTTGGAAAAGAGATGGTGATGCTATTGTGAATGAAGTTGAACATATCTCTTACCTCAATGAAGGTACTTCACAACAGGCTCCAGCATTATTCGTTGAGAGAACTGTATTAGCACATAAGGGTGTACGCCCTAGTGGTATGATTGTGAAAAATATCTGACACCGCCCCGCTAGAGATTAAATCTTTAGTGGGGCTTTATTTTTAGGAGTTCCTATGTCTGGTGTACGTATAGATGTAGAAGCAAGAACTTCTAAAGCCGAACAAGATCTTGCAGCTATAAACGCATCATTAAGAAATATTGAGAAAACTACAAATCAGACTGGCGCTTCGTTAAAGAACATGTTTGCTTCTTTAGGAGCGTTAGCTACAGCTGGTCTGGCTGTAAATTATATCAAGAATGTATCTACAGAATTTACAAATCTTAGCAACAAGATTGCTACTGTAACTGGTAGAACAAAAGAACTTGTACAGACACAAGAAGCTTTATTTAAGATTGCGGAAGACACTAGAGGCTCTTTGCAAGGGACAGTAACAACCTTTGCATCGTTCGGCAGAGCTTTAAAGTCAACAGGCGCATCTACTGATAAAATTCTTCAAGCTACAAAGAGTGTACAACAAGCTATTGCAATATCAGGTTCTAGTGCAGAGTCTGCAGCTGGTGCTTTGATTCAGTTGGGTCAAGGTATTGCATCAGGTACACTCAGAGGCGAAGAACTGAATTCTGTCCTTGAGCAGACACCTAGAATTGCTCAAGCAATTGCTGACGAACTAAATACAAGCGTAGGCAAGTTAAGACTAATTGCAGCAGATGGCAAATTAACATCTGATGTTGTATTTAATGCTTTGTTAAACCAGTCAAAAGCTATTAACAAAGAATTTGGTGATTTAAGACCTACTCTTGCACAAGCAAATAGTCTCTTAAGCGATTCTATTAAAATTTATGTAAGCGAGCTTGACAAAGGGCTAGGGTTAAGTGAATCTCTTGGAGCTAGTACGTTTGGCTTCGCCAAGCGAATAAAAGAAGCATCTCAAAATGCTTTTGAGCTAGGCGCCAATATATCATATTCATTTAATAGAGTTACTGGTGGCATTAAATCAATTGGCGGACCAATACTAAGTACCTTTAAAGAACTTGGTAAACAAGTTGCACAGATCATACCATCAGTTGCATTTAGCCGAACACTTAAGAAAGACTTGCAAGAGTCTTTCATGGCGTTTGATAAGTTTACAGGTGGCTTGTTCACCTCTATAAATAGGTTTAAGTTTGTAGACTTAATCTCTATTGAATCTGATGTTGAAGAAGCTATTAAGAATCTTAAGCGACTAAGTCCTACATATTGGGCTGGTGCTGGATTTAACAGAGCTACTTTTGAAAGATTCTTTAGCAGAGAGACTCTTAACTCTTATGCTGGCGCATTCCAAGACTTGTTTAAAGCGGTTGCAGGTAATACAAATGCAATTGGCGGTCAATTAACCAAATTCTTTAAACAGCTTGATACTGGCTTTAAAAATATTGGAAGATATTTTGGATTGCGTTTAGACACCGTATTTGTGTTTACTGGCGGAAACCTTGAAAACTTTATTGGAACACTTGGTGAGATTGTTAGAGGTCTTTCTGGCGTTGCTATCAAGTTCTATGAAGTAGGCAGACTTGCTGAGTATTACTTAGCACCATCAATTAAAGCACTTACAAGTGCATTAAAAGACTCTTTACCAGCTATTACAAAGTCTATTGGTGTTGCTATTGTATTAGCAATGCGAGGTATCTACGAGTTTGTTAAAGCTGTTTACGGAATTATTTATGACTTTAGCACCTCTTTCTCAATAAAGGGTGCTTTAGAAACAGCTTACGAAAGCGTATTAGACTTCTTTGATGGAATCAGAAGCAAGTCTAATTTAGAAAAAGCTTATCAAAATATTAAAGATTTTGGTAGGAAAGTAATTGAAGTATTCTTTCAAATCTACGACAAGGTTATAGGTAACTCTTGGTGGACTGATACTGTAGAAGATATCATTGACACTTCTAACGCGTTGTGGGATAAAGCTAGTGCTGGTCTTAATAAATTTAAGAACAATACAATTGGACTTTTTAAAAATATCTTTGACAGCAAAAGAAGGTTGAACTTTGATTTTTCAGATATCAAAGCAATTGATTTTTCTTTTACTTCATTTAAGCTTCCTAAATTAGAAACTAAAGATTGGACTGAAGGCTTCTTGAAGTTTGCAGAATCTGCTAAGTTAATTTTAGCAGATCTGGCAGAGTCTTTCCCTAGCATCTTTAAATTTGCTCTTGTCGCTGGTTCCGGCTTACTGATTTCAGCCTTATTTCCAGCCGGTGTTATTAAGAATGTTCTCCTTGCAGCTATTATTACTTCTTTAACAGCTAGCTCAACCCTTATTGCAGAACAGTTTGGTGCTGCCCTTACTGGTGGAAGTTTTGTTTCAGAATTAGGTTATCAACTCGGTAAAGCTGCTGGATTCTTAGTAAGTACGCTTATTGAAGAGCTGCCTCAATTCTTGAATGCATTACTTGGAATTGTATCTTCATTTGTCAGAGGCTTTGCTGAACAACTGCCATTAATTGGTTCTTTAATAAAAGGAATCTTTAATGTTGGTGATGTTGTTGGCGTCTCTGGGCCTTTAGGATTGCTTGGAGCTTTCCTATTTGGTGGTGTTGCTGCTAAAACATTGAAGTTCTTGGGGATTGGAAAAGATGCAATAGAAGGTATTGAAGGCATTTTTGGAAAGATTGGCAAAGTAATCACTGGCAAGGACGATGGCATTATTTCTAAGTTCTTGTTTGGTAAACTTGGCTCTGCCAGAGCATTAAGTATTATTGGATTACTTTTAAACAGCCTTGGTGCATTTGATGCAATCTTTTCGCATTCTGTATTGGCTCAATATGCTTTACAGGGCGGTTTAATTTACACTACATTGTTTGGTCAAGCCGGTGTAAACAAGATTGTAGATGCCGTAGGTTCTAAAGTACTTGCACCAATCACTGATGCTTTAAAGAATTCAGCAAAAACTGCAACAGCCAATAGCACACTTTATGACATCTTCTTTGGACAGACTGGAACATGGGCTGAAAGAGCCTCTGTTGCTCTAAAGTCTGTTTTAGATAAAATAACTGGAAAAGTTGTAGATGCTGCAACTCCATTTGTTTCTAAAGGCTATGATTTTGTCAAGACATTGTTGCTTGGCACAAAACCTGAAGTTACAGTTAATGCTGTAAAGAAACAAGTTGCTGCTGTAGCTACTGCTGCTACAATTCAGTTGTCTATCCTGAAGCAAAAGCTTGGCGAGTTAAGTCTGCCTTCATTCCTAGGCGGATTCAGTACTAAGGCTTTTGGTGGTTTTAGAGATTCTGTGAGACAAACTGCTTCGACTGTTGCTTCTGAAAGTTCTAAATTATCTGGAATTGCTGCAAAAGTTGGTGGTGAAACAGGCTTGCTCGGCAGAATGATGTTTGGCAAAGCTGGCAAGGTTGTATTGATTGCCGGTATTGTCTCGCTATTTGCGACAGCTGCTAGTGCTGCAGAGAATGCCGCGCCTAAGCTTAAAGATCAAAGCGTATTCCAGGACATGATTGATAACTGGAATAAGATTAAGCTTGAGAATCCGTTTGCAGCTACTGCATTGCAAATTATTGGAATTTCAATTCCTTTAATTATTGGTGCATTAATCTTCTTTAGACAAAGAGTTATTTCTTTAATCTCATCTGCATTTGATATTTCTAAAGTAACTTCCTGGGCCAGCACTACAGTATCTAGCATTGGTAAGGTAGCTGCTAGTATGAAGAACATTGGCATCATTGGTGGTGCTGGCGCTCTTGCTGGTGGTCTAACATATGCACTTACAAAAGATGCTGGAATTGCTATTGCAGCGGCTACATTTGCGGCTGAAGTTGCACTAATCTTTAGAAAGAACATTGCAGCAGCTCTAATTGCAGCCTTCCAATTTGTGTTTGTAAGACTTGGTGGAGCAATCCTAGGTTTTGTGTTCTCAATAAAAGGCGCAATAATCCTATTGCTTACTAGTGCAATTACTGCATTTATTGACTGGTTCTTTGGACTTAATTTAAGTGCTAAAATAAAAGATGCTGTAAATAAAATAAAAGGTGCTTTAGGTTTTGATGTCAGAAAAAAATCAAAGGTGACTGGTCTTGAAGCTGGAACAGAAGATTTTGCAAGATCTAGAAAATTGCCTTTGACATATTCCTTAGAAGGTATTAACTTCAAGAATATTTCTTCAAAAGACAGTGAGAAATTACAAGGAATAATTTCTAAACTTAATGAAACAATTGTCCAATCTATTGATGAAGAAGAAAGGACTGGTAGAGTTTCACAAGACACAAGAGATTCAATTGCTGCTCTTGATAGAAGTCTGAATAATTTAATACCTAAAATAGAGGCTAGATCAGCATTTAATACTGAAGACTTTATAAAGGAACTTCAAGAATTGCAAAATCTGCAACCTGTAACTACTGCACAAAGAGTTATAACCGGTGCTCAGCAATTTGGATTAGATATTGCATTCCAAGTTAATCAGGCGTTAATTAGAGCTAGAAGAGCACTTGCAACAACACCTAAAGGCAAGCTACGCGCAACGGAAGACTTAGATAAACTGCGATCTGAAGAAAACACTAGATATAATGCTAGATTCAGGCCATTAGATCCAAATGCTGAAGAAATTGGCAGACTTGCTCAAAAAGTAAAAAGTTTAGAATTTCCAGATGCAGAATTAGCAAAACAAATTACAGATTTGGAACAGGGCTATTTAAAAGCCTTTAAAGCTGTTTCAGATGCTGAAATAAATATTTTTGGCTTTTCAACACCGCTATCTAAAGACGATCCTAGAGTTCAACAAAGAGATCTATTAGGTGAGCAACTTAAGAATGCAAGTCTAAAGCAAATTGGAATAGATCAGGCAAACAGAGACATTCAAGATTTCCAAAACAGACTAGGCGCTGTTGCAACTAATCTTAAGGCTATTGGAGCTGATTTTAAATCTGACGAGTTGTTTGCAATTGACGATAAATCATTTGCTAATATCGAAAGATTAAGCAATTCTGCTAAAGAGCTAGCTGAACAATTAGTTAAAACTAAGAATATTGCTGAACAAAACCAAATTATTTATCGCATAACTGAAATTAAAACTCAAGTATTAGAGTTTAAGTTACGTAGTGAAGAAGGCGGTACTCAGAGAAAACAATTCTTACTTAAAGAACGTTTAGAGCGAGCTGGTATTGGAATCTTTAGTAAAGAAACATTAGAAGGACTCAGTGATGATGTTTCTGAAAATTTATTTAAGCTTGCTAACGATGTTGTAATTGCTGAAGAAAATCTCAAGAGAAAACTTCCTGGACCAATGCAATCTTTAAAGCCTGGAGATGATTCTTGGCTTGGAACTATCAGAAGATTCTTTGGTGGAAAAGAAGTTACTCAAGCTCAGCAAGAGGCATACGACAGCTATGAACAAGCTAGAAAGAATGTTCAACAAGCGATTGGCAATCTCAGAAATACTGTAACAAATGAAGCCCGAAAAACGGCTGGTTCTAATATTTCTGTATTAAAAGATTTAGCCGCCAGTGTAAACATAGATTTTAATGATCTTGTTAAAAACAAAGGTCTTAATGTTGCAACAATTGGTATTAATAAACTCGTAAGACTCAATGAAGATTTAGAAAAAGCAACAAGAGAAGGCCGTGGTGCAGTTGTTGAAAGTCTTACAAAACAAATAGAAAGACTTAAAGAAGATCTGCAAGAAGCTCCTAAAACTTTGCAAGATCTTATCAGTAATATCTCTAGCCTTGGAAGTTCCATATCTCTTGAAGATCTCAAACTGTTAAATCCAGAACAATTGTCAATACTTCAAGATGTGTCTGCAGCTGTCAATTTAATTGAAAAAGATCTTAAGCATTTGGGCGAAAGAGCTTCTAAAGTTGAAATTGACAAAATAATTGCAAGAAAGCTTGCGGCATCTCAGAAAGCCTTTGGTGTTTACATTAATTTACTATACGCCTCTGGTGAAAAAGTACTACAGGCTTTGTCTAAATTTGGCATCTCTGACTTATTTGATGTAAATAACTTAACAAGCGATATCATTTCTCAGTTCCTTGTAATTGACACTGAAATTGTAAAATTACAGGATAAGTTAAAGGATCCAAATAATGCTGCAAGATTTAAAGAGATTGTAGGCGAGCTTGTTGATGCTCAAAAGAAAGCCGAAAAACTTAAAAATACTTTTGCTAATTTTGACGTTAGAGTTGATGCTATTAATAAAGCATTTGGCGTAAACCTTACAGATAGAGAAGCAGCGCGTCTAGGCGACAGTTTGATAATTAAATTATCAGATGAAGCTAAGAAACTATTGTCTGGTATTGAAGAGCTTAAAAAGCTTCCAATGTCTGGTAGTCAGCCTATTAATAACACCGTTCAGGTTTATGCAATACCAAACAGGACGGGTCCATCTGTCTTAAAAGAAACAATCGACTATCCTGGTACAACTGCAGTTCAAGGCGATGTAACAAATAGACTTTTAGACTCATTTGATCAACTGAGACAAAGATCTTTAGAAGTGTCCAGAAGTGCTGAAGTGCTTCGTATAAAATACTTAGAAGCAGCTTCTGAAATTGCCTTAATGCCGATAGATGACCTTGTGTCTAAGATTACTGATGCATTTCCTGCTCTAGCTGACTATAAAGATCTACTAGCTCAAGTTAACAGACGTGAATTAGACAGATTAGGTCTTCTTGCATTAGATGCAAATAGCGCAAAGACAAATAGAAATCTTGGCATTGGTACTCAGTTTGCGGTAGAAAACACACAGAGAAGAGGTACAATAGCTGGACAAACAGCTATCAGTGCTTTGTCGTTTGGTGCTGGAACTCTTAGTAGATTAAAAAGCTTAGGTATTGAAGTTGATCAAGCCGCTTATAATCTTGTAAGTAACGCAAATGATCAGCTTATAAGAAGCTTAACTACACAATTAGAGGCCGCGACCGACACAAGAAATGAAATTCAGAAAGATCCTGGTGCTTCAGCGTTTATAAGGAAAGCTGCTCAGAATGCAGTAAATGCTGCTAGAGAACGATTAGATGAAGCAATTGCAACAGCAACAATAGATGTTAGAAAACAAACATCTGAAGCTGGAAAAGCCTTTGCATCCTCTATAACAAGCTCTTGGTCTAGTGCGCTTACAGATTATTTAACAGGTAACGCTTCTTGGAGAGATACGACTAAAGCGATCTTAGACAGCTTTGCAAACCAAGTTATTAAAACCTTTATTGAAGGTCTTACAAGCCCATTCACTGGTGAGAACGGTATTCTTACTCAAGCCCTTAGAGGTCTTGGGTCCAAGATATTTAGCTTGGGTGGTAGTGCCTTAAGTAATCTTGGGTTTGGTGGCGGTGGGGCTTCTGCAACACCATCTGTTGGCGTTACTGCAAATGCTGCAAGTGACGAATCCACAGGGTTGCTTTCTGGTATCCTAGGTAGTTTAACTAGCGGCATAGCTAGTATTGGCGGTTTCTTTGGAACACTTATTTCTGGTGTTGCAAGCTTGTTTGGTATTGCTCTTACAGAGCAAGTTAGTGAGCAGGCTAAACTAGCATATTATGGTAGTTGGTTATTTGCATTGCAGACTACTCTTATAACAGGCTTTGGCACTGTGTCATCATTGCTGACATCACTATTAGCTGTAAGTAGTGTGCCTTTCTTTGCATCTGGAGGCCTTGTAAAAGGTCCAGGAACTGGTACTTCTGACTCAATTACAGCACAGCTGTCTAATGGTGAGTTTGTTGTTAATGCTAAAGCTACAAAGAGATTCTTACCTTTATTAGCTGGTATCAATAAAGGAATGATTCCTAAGTTTGCAGCTGGTGGTCTTGTTTCTGCAAGTCTTATGGCTTCGCCTTCGATGGCTGATATCAAGCCTGCAGAACTTTCAAGCAAAGGCCAGTCTCAACAGACTATTAACATTAATGTTACTGGTGATGTTAGCAGACAGACAAGAGCTGAAATTCAAAGAATGATCCCTAATATTGCAACAAGCATAAACAGCTATAATAGAGAAAAAGGCTAATTCAAGTGAAAAGTTCGGGGTAGGCTTATCTGCCCTGAGAGGGGTGGCGGTTGCTCCAGGTTTGGCACAGGTGGCCCGACTGAGGGGTAGCCGTCACCACCCTATTTAGGTGGCGTCCGGCGTCACTTTGGTAAGCAAAAATTTTGCGTATTTCTTAGAGGAAATTTAGTATGGCCAAATACGGTATTTTAAGGTCTGCTACGAATACAGGACAAGACAGTGAGCTGATTGCCGTGTTTGCAGCACCTTTATCAATCAATAGCAATAGGCCATCTTTGATTAATGATACGTTGACATTGAAGCGTAAAGCTTCTTATTCAGATATTCAAAGATGGGAAATTGAAACAGCATTAGTTCCATTTGAGAACCCTTCAGAATTTTTAGTTCAAAATGTAGCTGCAGGTTACTCTGAACCATTCTTTATTAGAATGCCTCAGATTTATAGGTCTGAAAAGATTTCTCAGACTCTATCTCCAAAGGTATTCTCAGGCGTTGCAGCTGGTAATACAGTTGTTAATATTACAAACGCAGGGTCTGGTTTGCCTGTTGGAGAGTTTATTAAATTTGCAGGTCATTCTAAGGTGTATATTGTAAAAGCATCTACCTCGATTGGTGGTTCTGTAAATCAGTTAACTATTTTTCCTAAGCTGTCTAAGTCAATTGCTTTAAATGAATCTGTTCTCTATGGGGATAAAGTCTCTATGGCAGCAATGTATGGTGATGATAGTAAGATAGGCATCAGTTACATTGACGGTATTTTATCTCAAGTTGACAGCATAACTTTAATTGAGGTGTTATAATGCTTCCAGTGAGCAACAGAAATTATTCTCCTATATCAAGAGAAGACCATTACAATAAGATGCAGGCTTTTATAGACTCTTGTAAAGGTCTTCCGTCTAGTAAATATGAATACGAACACATCTTGTCGGATGGTGTTTATATTCGCAAGCTTAAGCTTAAAAAGAATACACTTGTTGTGGGTGCTGTACACAAGAAAGAAACAGCAATGATTATTTTAACAGGTTCAGTCAGGGTTTTCTCTGAGGATGGACTTGTTACATTGAAAGCCGGTCAAATTAAAATATCTCCTGTTGGTACACAACGGGCAGGACTAGCTTTAGAAGATACAACATTAGTCACACTTCACCGAGCTGATACTGCAGACTTAAAACAACTGATTGCAGAAATTGGTGAAGGTGATATAGACAATCTAAGTGGCGTCAATGAAGGGCGTTATAAACTATTTATAGGCGGAAGGAAAGAGATCGATGAGAAAATTCAGCCAGACGGTAAAGACGCTCTTGGGAACGGGAGTGTACAGCGGCTTCTTTTTGATTGATATGAATGTTAGAAACACTCTGCTTCGGTATACAACATTACCTTTTGATGCCGTAGTCAGTGGTGTAACATACAGTGCAGACAATTCTTTGGCAGGTGTAGACCCTCCAAAACTGTCTAGCAATACTGATAGAGAAGCTTTTAAGATTAAATTTGCAGATCCGTTGTTAACATACTCAGGTCTTGCTGATGAAATGATTGGTTCGAGAGTTACTGTACGAGGTGGCTTTTATAACACTTCTGGCTCCCCGATTATCGATTCAACAGGAACTCAAGTTCTGCAAAATGATCCTATTTTAAATTATACTGACTGTATAGTTTTGTATAAGGGTTTTATTGACATTGTAAGATATACAATATCAGAAGAAGACGGAGCAATCTTTGAAATAGAGTGTGCATCACCTATGGCAAGCTTAGATGCTTTAAATTCTTTTTATACAACTCAAAATTCAATTAGACAAAGAATACCTGCAGCGCAATGGAGTTCAGCACCAGATACGTGCTTTGACAATGTAGCTCTTGGTGGAAAGTCACAAGAAGTATTGTGGGGTAAAATATGAGTTTATTTTGGGTAGCTGTTACTGTAACTGTTGTCAGTGTTGGCTACAGTTTACACATGGCTCAGAAAGCAAGAAAAGCCGCTGAGCGAGCAAGAAGAGAAGCTGAACAAAAAGCTGAACTTCAAAAAGGCTTTCAGTTTACTGAAGAGGGTGAAGCTAAGGCAATTCCAATAATGTATGGCAGAGGAAAGATTGGAGGGGTTAGAGTTCATTTTAAGGTAACTGATAGTTATGCATTTGCAAATATAGCAGGTGGCGGCACTGTTTTTGAAAGCATGAAACAGCCTGACAACGCTACACCTATTGTTTACAGATTAGTCAATTCAAATGCAAACTGGACAGGTTCATGGTCATATGTTCCTTCCTCTATTGCAGAGTTTGCCTCAAATCCTGGTTGGATTGTTACTAAAGATGAAATAAACGTTTGGAAGTTACCTAATAGAGCCTTTGAAGGTGAAACTTTAATCTATACAGCACCAGCCGTAGATTTTGTGTTTTGCTCTTTTAAGAATGGCACAGACACTTCTACAAAGCCATCTGCTGCATTGCAAGCATTAGGGTTCCAATTTCCTGTAAGAACAAATACAGTTCCAGTCTTAGACAAGAATGTTTCTGGTGAAAAGAATGAGTTCTACTTCATTCAACAGGCAATTTGTCAAAGCGGTATTGCTAATATCTACACTGTAGATGTAGATCAAAAGCCATATACGTATGACGCATATAGCTATGGTTTAAGAATACATGCTTATAAAAACGGGTCTGTTGCAGATCCTTTGATGATCGCAAATGATTCCACTAGAACTAACGCTCGCTTTACTAATGTTGCTTATGCTACTTGTGCATTTAAGCTGAATAGGGATGATCCACAATATAATGGTACTCCTGAAGTTCAATTTTATGCAGAAGGTAATTTAGTTAAAGAAATTTTAAAAAATAGCAATAATTACTCATTAAGTAATTATAAAGTATACTCAAATAATTCTGCTTTAGTTTTGCTAGATTATCTTACAAATACTCTATATGGTAAAGGTGTTGCTGAGTCAGATATTGATTTAGAGTCTTTCTATAAAGCAGCTAAGATTTGTTCAATTCAAGTAAAATCTAATGTTGCTAATAAAGGTAAATTAAACTTAGCAAAGGCTGGCACAAAGAATATTTATCTATATGAGTGTAATTTGATATTAGACTCAGCCACATCTTCTAGAGATAATATTCAGAAGATCCTAGATACAATGGCTATGAGTTCGCTTGTTTGGACAGAGGGTAAATATAGACTTAATTTGCCTTATGCTTATGTTTTTACAACAGGTCTTACTTATCAAATAGACGATGTTGTTCAAATTACAGACAATAACAACAAAAACAGGCTTTTTAGAGCAATTAATACTACTGTTCAGAATCCTCTAATCAATGCAGCAGACTGGGTTGAAGACGCTATTCCTAGCGATGTTATTGATATTAACGATAATGACTTGGTACGAGATACTGAAGTTCTTGTATCTTGGCCTGATGCTTCAACAAAGCTTAATTTTGCGACTGTTAGATTTCTGAATGAAGAGAAAGACTTTTCAGAAGATACAATAAATTGGCCAGAAAAAGAGCCAACCGATGGTACGGCAATTTATCAAACATTTCTCACCGAAGATAATGGAATACAATTAGAAACAGAATCGTTTGAAGATGGATGTGTCACTCCATATCATGCATTGGCAAGAGCCGAACAAAAGGTTAGAGCTTCTAGAGGTGTTATTGTTTACAACTTTAAAGCTGTAGCTAGAGTGTTCACATTAGAGCCTGGTGATCTATTTGGATTTTCAAGTGAGTTATTTAAAATACCTTATACCATTTTAAAAGTCGATGAAATTGAAACTGAAGAGGGTGGTGTTGTAAAGGTCACTGGATCTACATTCGATGCAAGACTGCTGGCTTGGAATGTCCCAGACAATTTCTATGCACCATTACCAGATAATTTTGAAGGTTATTCGTTAAAACAAGCTAAAAATCTTAGAATGGTTTTAGGCGAGTCTAATAATAGAACTTCAAACTATCGATTAGAATGGGACAGTGCTGGCGATAATCGGGTTTCTAGATATATTGTAAAGTATACTTCAGACTCTATTAATAACATCACTTCTACTACTGTCTGGACTGAAATAATTACAACTTCAACACTCTCTTGTGAACTACCTGCATTAGACGGTAATTATACTTTTGCTGTTGTTTCGATGGCAGCAAACGGAAGACAAGCACCATTTAGAAATCTTATTGAAGGGTCTGCATGGCCTTTGATTAACTACACAATGTCTTCAGCCTTTTTAGAAGGGTTCGATTCACTCAATGTAGTTCTATCAAACGATGTTCATTCGTTGCTCTCTAATGCAGATGGCTTGGTGGCATCTCAAAGCTATGCAGGATCTGGAACTTCTGTAAAAGTTTATTCGGGTTCAACTGCACTTGTATATGACGGTGTAGGCGTTACTCCTGGAACCTGGAAAGTTACTGCTCCAGCTGGAAATCAAGTCGGAATTACAGCGGGTACAATAGCTGTAGATTCGACAGACAGTACTACAGCGATTGTTGGTAATCATTCCAATATGACTGCAAGTTCTGCTTATATTGATTATGTTATTGCTGGAACTACTATCTCGGGTGCTACCTTCCTTTTAAATAAGAAGCAAACATTTACAAAGGTATTTCCTGCAGCATCTGTTTCAGTATCTGCTTCAAGTCAAATCTTTAGCATTGCACAAAGTGGTACTGCAACACCTTCTGCTATAACATTCTCAGCAACGCTTCAAAACACAGCTCAGGCTATTAATTGGGATTGCGTTGGTGGAACGCTGACAGATGGTGCAAATAACACAAAGGTCTTGCAATATACTGATATGTCTCAAGAGCAAGCTGTTGTGACTGCAACTGCTGGTAATTATGCTGACAGAATCACAATCACTAAGCTAAGAGAGGGCATCGACAGTTATGCTGCATTCTTAAGCAATGAAACACATACATTACAGGCAGATAGCTCTGGTTCAGTTGCTAGTTTTGCAGCAGCAACAACGTCAATGATAATTTATAAAGGTACTCAATTAGATACTAGTAATTGGACTTTCCATGTCTCCGGTGTGTCTATAGGTACTAAATACAGAGATAATGATGATAACACTGATAGAGATGGCACAGGTACAACTAATGGTGTAATATCCGCATTTCCTTTAAAAATTGTATCATTGTCTCAAGATGAGGGCTACGTAGATATTACTGCGACTAGAACTGGGCAAAGTATTACAAAGCGTTTTACAGTTGCTAAGGCTAGGTCGGGTTATGATGCAAAAGTCTATTCAATATTGCTTTCTGCACCTGTTATTTTTAAGAACTCACCTACAGCTGCAATTGATGGTGTCCATACGAATATCACAGCAACTGGACAAGTGACAATTGGAAATACTGCTTCAACATTTGGTTATTTGACTGCAACTTACAATGGTGTGCAAGAAGCCGCTGCAGCTACTGCTAATACTATTACAACAGATATTGCAAACAATTCTGATATAACGTCTATAACCTTCAAGCTCTATTCTACTGAAAACAAGACTCAGCTGTTAGACTCAGTAACAGTTCCTGTTATTTTTAGAGGAGCTACTGGTGCAAGCGCTTTAAATATAGTGCTTACTAATCCAACTCATGCAATTCCATGTAATGAGTCAGGTGCGGTACAGTCATATGAAGGCTCCGGAACAGATGTTTTTGTATATGAAGGCGGAACAGCTCTGTCGTATGATCCTAATTATGATGGTTCTGTCAACGGCACCTGGAAGGTCACTGTAAACACTACAAACATCGTAAAGAGCACAACTCAAACAGATGAAGGTAGCTTTGTAAGATTTGGTGATCACAGCGGTTTGTCGCAAGGTACGGCCTCAATCACCTACACAGCAACTGGCAAAACATCTGAAGGCGTAGCGTTTTCAATTTCCTCTACGCAGACGTTTTCTAAAATTAATTACGGCGTTGATGCAAGATATATTTATATCTTCACAAGTGCTCCAGTAGTCTTTAAAGATGCTGCAAGTGCAAGCTTAGATGGTGTTCATTCAAACGTAACTGTAAAGGGTAGACGTGTTATTGGTGATACTGTTGCCGATTTTGGCTATGTTACTTATCAAACAGATAAGATGACAAACGAATCTGCAAGAGCTGCAAGTCACACAACCGAAATTGCTAATGACGCAGATATTACGTCTATTACAGTTAGACTATATGAAACAAACCAATCAACTGCAATTTTAGATACAGAGTTTATCCCTGTTGTATTTAAAGGTCTCAAAGGCTCTGGCGCTGTTAATGGAGTTCTCAGCAACGCAACTCATGCTATTCCTTGCTCTTCAGATGGTACTGTACTTGAAGATGGTTATAACAATTCTGGTACATCGTTATATGTATATGAAGGTGCTTCACGATTAGTATATGATGGACAAGGAACTTCTAATGGAACTTGGAAAGTAGATACTACAGCAACTGGAATTACAGTTTCTACATCTGTAACTGATGGCGGTGATTTTGTAACCTATGGAAATCATAGTAATCTTACAACTGAGTTAGCCGTAATTACGTACACTGTCACGGGTAAGACTTCAGAAGGTATTTCTTTTACTTTTACAGTTGACCAAACATTTGTAAAGGCAAGAAGAGGTGAGACCATAATTGAAGGCTATCTTACTAATACTGAGTACATTTTTGCTACGGACGAAAGTGGAACGGTAAGTTCTTATGCTGGTACGGGTGTAGATATCTCAGTATATGAAGGTAATACAAAGCTTTCGTATAATGGTGTTGGAACTTCTAATGGAACTTGGAAATCTGTAGCCTCAGCAACTAACATTACAGCATCTACATCTTTAACCGACCTAGGTACTGATGTTAGATACGGTGTTGTAGATGCTATCACAGCAGATTCTGCATATATTGATTTTACACTGACTGGTAAAAGCACTACAGGTAAGGCCTTTACTTTGGTTAAGCGTCAAAACTTTACTAAACGTAAACAAGGAGTTACAGGTAAGAAAACAGCAACGGTCCAACTATATCAATGGGCTACTGCTGCGCCGCCTACACCAACAGGTAATTCAACATGGACATGGTCTAGCTTATCAAACAGTGGATATGTCAAAGTTCCAAATACATCTCAAAATTTAGACTATTGGACAATATCAATTCCTGCTAATCCAGGTACACCTGGAATTAAGTTATGGACTGCAACAGTTAGGATTGAAGCGACAAATGCCGCACAAACAACAGCTGTTGACTGGACTAATGCACAAATATCTGCAATATCCCAGAATGGTCAAGCTGGAGTACATGGAGCAACACCTACTTTGTTTAAATGGGCTGCAACAATTCCGACAGCTCCAACAGGAACTAATACATGGACTTGGGCTGACAATGACTTTGATGGTGTAAGTACTGCAAATACAAATGCTGGCTGGTCTAAATCTCCTGGAGCAGCAGTAGCGGGTTATACCCTGTGGTCGGCTAAAGTTAATATTTCAGATTCTGCCTCAAACGCAACTACAACTGTAAACTGGTCTCTATCAAGTATTACTGCTGTTTCTTATGGTGGACAAGATGCTGCATCTTATACTGTTTGCTATGCTGTGATACCTGTTGCAACAGAAATCACTTCTTCTGCAAATATCGTTAAAAGTGGAACTGCTGTTCCTACTGCGGCAAACTCTGAAACTAGTTGGGGTGTGTCTGTAGCTTGGAGTACAACTGCGCCTGTTATTCCTGCCAATAATAGATTGTGGCAATCTGATGGTATTTACAATCCTGCAACAAATCAAACAACTTGGACTACACCATACTGGTCTTCATTGAAAGTTGGCTCTTTGTCGGCATTGTCGGTTAATACAGGACAACTGTCTGTTACCGGAACAATATCTTCTGCAAATGAAAATTTCAGTGTAGATGAGAATGGTAATGTAGTTATTAAGAGTTCATCTGGCAATAATAGACTGGAAATTAAAAACAATCAAATAAGTGTTGTTTATAATGGTGTCGTTAGAGTTAAAATAGGAGAATTATAAGTGTCAACACAAGGCATCAGACTATATGATGCTTCTGGAAATGTGACATATGACTCGGATACTGTCACTTGGAATCAAGTAGATTTCTTCTTGGTTTCTCGTGACAGTACTGTTTCAAAAGACTATTTGATCATTTCTGGAAGAGAAGTAATTACTTCACAAATATTCGTAAATGCCCCACCAAGCGATAGAAAGGCAATTGCATTTGATATCACACGAAACAATTACACAATAACTGTATCCGGTGGTAATGTAGATGCATTGATACTGGTGTTAATGAGATGAGCTACGGATTTTTAGCAACAAACAACAACAACCAAGTGTTAGTCTCTAGTGATACTAGAAATTTACACTTTATTCAAAAACTTACTACACCATTTGCTGTAGATTTATCCAGTGATTATTTTGGTGGTATTCGTAAGTGGCGTTATAGAGCTACTGTTAAAACAGCTCCTATGCCGTTCTTTACAATGCCTACGTCTGATTTTTACGGGGTAACTCAAATCACGCAAATTGATGCAAATACGTGGGATATTGAAGTAGTAAGATCTGGAACATCTACTACAGTACCTGAGTTATACATATTTGCAGATCCAAGAGGTGTTGATGCAACTGAAGCCTATGGAATGATTGTTTACAATGAGGATGGTACTAAGTCATTTGACAGCCGACTGCGCCCATTAGTTGCATTTGGAGCATCAACTGTAAATCATCCTAGCGTTCCAAAGGCTACCTCTAATTATGTTTTGTCAGCAAAATACTGCGAAGCTAGCATTGATTCAAGAAGTGGTGTCTTTCAACCAGACGCAAATGCGTTTAATAGCTATCCTATTATTGGAGCTGCTGCTGTAAAGCCAATGTATTTCTTCGCAAGTTTGGCTCAGTCAGAACGAGAATCCTTTTCTTATCAAAGTGAAGACGACTGTGACGGTGTGGATGCATATGGTGGCTGTATTGGCTTTGGAAGAGATTATCAGTGGTGGTCATGGTATTGGTGCTTTTATCGCGGTGGAATTAGAATCGGCTATGACCAGATTGGCCCAATAGAAGTTACTACTCATAGCTCAAGTATATTAGGTTTAACTCAGACTGCAAATTACCAAACATACTGTGATGACAATGGCTGCTCAGAGCAATTCACAGGCTACACAAATAATTATACAACATATACACCTGTTGAAAATGGGAGTACGTTCTTTGGAACTTCTGACGATGGTTATTGGTCTTTAGCTACGCCATTTGCAATTTGGTGTGGTAACAATGATAACACAGCAGCCATATCTACGAATGTAATCAATATTTCTACAAACGGATATGTTACCTTTGGCTCAGGCAATGGCTCAGCAACTTATATTGTAAGTGCTGTTAATCCTTCCTACTTTAAAGTAATGTTTGGCGGTGGTGATAGAAGAGCTATTGCATTGTATGTAACAGTACAAGGTTCTGCGCCAAATAGAACTGTTACTTACAGATACGAAGGTTACAAGAATTATAATAATACAACAGGACCTGCAGACATTAAGTTTGAGATTCGTTGTTATGAAAATAACAGATCAATTGATTTTATAGACGATGGTACTAACTGGTCTGGGTGGACTGGAATAACACCTGTATACGGAGCTGCATCTTCAACTACACAAATAGGTACATTACAAAGCACTCCATTTAATCTTAGAATTGCTCCAGGCTATGTCAAAAAGATGCAAGCTGGCTGGATTCCTCATACTTTTGGTTGCAACTGGAAATATGAAAAAGACAGCTCTTTTATTGGCATTGATACTGGCGGAGGCGGCTCTACTGGAGGTTCGTGGCCTTATAGTAATGAAACAATTAATCTTATAAACAACGCCGTTATTATCGGAGATGCTTCATATTATGATTAAGCCGTTTACAATCGACCGTATTGAAAATTTACCAAATGATATGGTAAAAATTTATTTTACAGCATATCGAACATACTGGGATAATGAAAATCAAAGAGGCATGACTCAAAGAATAGTTGACACAATTGTTGTTAAAACATCTGATAACTATGATAAAGTCGTGTATGATTATCTGAAAGATAGAGGTCTTATATCATGATTGAAATGATGGAATCAGAAGGATCAAACCCTAGAGTTGCATTTGAAATTGGTACTCTAGAGTTTAATGAAAAGGTTGAATTCCTTAGAACACATTTTAAAGATCACACTTATATAGAGCCTTCGTTATGGCGCTCTATTAGTTCTCATCAATTTAATCCGATCTATAATGATTATATAACATCAATTGTATTTAGGAAAAAGCCTTTTTATGCAAATAAAGATCCTTTAATGATTGCAGTTGGTCGTAAATTCTTTATGCAGAACAAATGGATATATGATAAAGTTTACAATATTTTGTTAGACCATCCAGATATTGATTACCCACAAAACAGTTACCCAATTGCACTAGGCGAACTGATTAATGTATACGGTCAGCCAGGTGATACCGACTTTTCTTACATAAAAGATTTGTATTTTATGAATGCAGATCATGAAGCGGTAGAAGCTTGGGCTGGTAAGTCTTTGCCAAAAGGATCTTATTCTACTTTTTATTCTTTTACTTATAATTCGAATACTAAAGAAACTCTTAGATTCAAAACTTACACTTATGACGAGCAAGGCGCTTTTTCAGACTGGGATGTTGTTTGGAATGTGGCATTAAAACGTTACGAGAAAATAACTGGAACAACTCCAAAATGGTTGCTTGAGGCGAACCCGTTAAATTAACCCAAAGACGTTCCCCTCCAAATTGAAATTTTATCATAGATTAGTTGTTATAGAAACATAAAATTCTTAAAATATAGAATTATATTAATATCGAAAATTGGAGTAATCGAATGTTACCTGCTATATTAGCGCCAGTGTTAACAACACTGGCATCCAATGGTTTGAATCTTTTAGCTGGAGCAATCCAAGCAAAAGGTAAACAAGTTATTGAAGATAAACTTGGTGTGTCTATTGAAGACACTGCCAAGACAGAAGCTGGTCTTTTAAGGTTGAAACAGCTTGAATTTGAACACGAACAATTTCTTTCTGAAATTTCTGTTAGGAAAGCCGAGATTGATTTAGAAGCAGAAAAAGCTGCTCAAGTTGCTGTGACAAACAGATGGGAAGCTGACATGCTTTCTGATTCATGGCTTTCTAAAAATGTTAGACCAATGATCCTTTTGTATTTGCTTGGAGCTTATACAGTCCTTTCTGTGTCTAGTGGTTTTGGCTTTACAGTGACTCAAGCCTATGTTGAGCTTTTAGGTCAAATGCTTATGATGGCTTTCTCAGCATACTTTGTAGGAAGAACTGTTGAGAAATGGAAAGATATGTCTGAAAGGGGTAAGCAATGACTTTAGGTGAACACCAACAGGCATTCTCTAGAGATCTCGTACAGTTGCTAAATAGAGCTTTCACCCTTGGCTATGAGGTTAGAATTGGTGAAGTTGAAAGAACTATTGAACAACAGAAGCTTTATGTCAGCACAGGCAGATCTAAAACTATGAATAGCAATCATTTAAAGAAATGTGCAGCAGACTTGCACTTCTTTAAAGATGGCAAAATTTGGTATCCAGACGAACTAGGAAGTTTTTGGGAATCTTTGAACCCTTTAAACTCTTGGGGCGGTAACTGGAAATCCTTTAAAGATAAGCCTCACTTCGAGCGAAGAGCATAATACAATATCCCCACGTCATGTGGGGATAAATTTTGCGGTAAAATGAGTATCTTATATGATAGCATCCAAAGCTATTAATTTGTTTAACTTAAAGGAGATTGAAATGTCTTTTGTAAAAGCCTTAGCTGCTGTTTTAGTAGCTTTGTCGTCTACTTCTTATGCAACTGAAATTTATCCAGTCAACACACTGGGTCAACGAGAGTATCATAAGAATCATTTAGAGGTGAAAGATGGTCGTATTGTAGAAGTCACACCAACTGGAAAAGTCGAGTATCATAAACAACAATATGTTATTAGAGATAATAAGATATTGCCTGTTACTGCCACTGGACAAATTCAATATCATAAACCTGCTGCAAGGAGCAAATAATGTTTTCAAAAGAAACTGAAGAATTGTTTATAAAAGTGTTTGGTGTAGATGCAATATTTGGTTCACGTAGGTATCGAGCTTCGTCTTGTACCTATAAGGCCTATTGTAGACTAATGCGTATTCAACCTGTGGAGCTTTAACATGAAAGATTTTATTGAGCTTTTGATGAAGCCTTTTCGTAAGCCTAGTGCTGAAGTAATTGCACAAGTCTCTATTGAGGAATCTAAAAGAAATTTACTTCGGTGGCAAGCTGATGCAAGATATTCTCAGAAGATGGTCGAGTACTACGAGGATAGGATTGCAGTTCTTAGAAAACAACTTAGTTTCGGTATCGAAGATTTTGCGGAAAAATGAGTATCTTATATGATAGACAAAAGTCTCTTAACCTGAAAGGAAAAATCATGTCTTCGCATCGTTTTGTGTATCTGAGTCTTGTGTGCTTCATTGCATTCATCTATGGCTATATCATTAGTCTTAGCATGCTTGCAATCATGTTGGGTCTTGGGATTGACGTTGCTATTTCGTCTGTAACAGCTCTTATTGTGTCTACTTATAGCACTTTGCTTATTAGCGATCACATTGAGTCTGTAGCAGATAAGGTAACAACAGGTTTGCTTAAAGTCAAAACATTCTTTCGCAACAAGAAAGAAGAATTTGATGCTGCAAACTTCAATCGTAAAAATGGTCTTGTTCTTGTTTCTTGAAAGGAAATTTAAATGAAAGCGCTTGTTGAAAAATTGACAGATCCTGACTTTGGTGACACGCTTGTTCTTTGGACTTGCTTGTATGGATTGGGATTTGTAACTGGAATGTTGGTCTTTGAAAACGTCTGCAAATAAAGGAGATATCATGAGTATCAAAGAAAAGATTTATACTACTGCACTGCATTATGTGTCTCGGTTAAGCAAGACACCTGAAGCAAAGGTTGTAAGTATAATCACTAAAGTTGCAATATCAAAAGAAGATGTTGCAGTAATTAACTTTAAGAAGCTTGACATTAACGATGAAGATCGTGATCGAATCATTCGAGCACTATCTGAGAAGTTTAACGTGTTTAAGCACCCTGAATTTAATTACATTGTTGTTTCAATCAACTGAAAGGTCTAAAAATGTTTTCTTCAATTCTTTCTTCTGGTCTTAAGTTTGCCGGTATTACTCTTGTTATCGGCTCCCTGTTGGCATTCCTTAGCGCACCTGTGTTCTTTGGAATGGTAATTATAACAGCATCTGTATTGATGACTGTTTATACTTACACAGCAATTGCCTTTATTCTTGGAGCCATTCTAAAATGGTTCAAAGTAAGGAAAGGCAATGACGCTATCAATAGTAATTGAAGGCTGGTACTGTATCAGTAAAGAGTATCCCGATCTTAGCAGAACAGTTTTAAATAGTAATATATTTAAGCTGTCTGCTAGATCTTTTGATATTCTATCATTGCATGTTACAGACATCGGTCGGATACAAGGGTCTTTTCTAAATCCTACATATGTTCAAGGTATTGTTGATACCAAAGGGTCGCTCATCCCGTTCTTTATTGATAGACAAAAAGCAAAAAAGCTACAAGCATTAATTGATTCGGTTAGGAATGAAACGAGCATAACCTTGTAGCAAAGCGCCTCCGGCATTACCTCGAAAGGGGTAGTGTCGGAGGTTTCTTTGTTTATTTTTTGTCAGGAGGTTAGACATGAATTCGATTGATCTCAAGATCATTCATTTCACATTGCTCGTTGTAATTCTGTTCTTGTTCTCAAAACTGTCTATAGATGCTATCATACTAGGTGCTGTTGCAATTTATTTGTATCAGCGTCGAGGTATGAAATGATTGAAGCCTTAGTTGGAATTTACTTGATAACACTCGTTCCAAAAATTGTTATGAGGATTGCAAACATTGAAACAAAAACTGATTGACTCTATAAGTTCTAGAATAAAGACTGAAATTGCACCACAAAGTCCTTTGAAGTTTTTATTTAAATTAAAGGTAGAAGATTACATTGATAATGTAATATCTGTAGTCTATCTATACACTCGTGCAAAGAAAGGAACAAACAAGAACACAATCTATCTGACAGAAATTATATCTGCGATTGGTCATAACATTCGCAATAAGTACAGACTTAAGAGAGATTCTGCAGCCGCTGCTAAGACTGGTGCTTTCATGCTGTACTCATTTGAAGAACTTTCAATGATACAAGTTATGCTAGGTCAAGGTTCTAAAGGGCATGCCAGCTATATTGTGCAAGTGCTTGATGATGATTCTATTTGCAGCCTATGGGAATCTCTTGTAGCTAATCAAATTGAAAAATTACCAGCTGAAGTGCCATATGCTCCTTGGAAAGCTGCAAGGCATGAAACAGGCGCTTGGCTTGTAAAGACTGGAAACAAAGATGTCTTAGACAAACTGTCTGTTGAAAATCATCCTATTGTATTTGATTGTGTAAATAAGGCACAGCAAGTTGGATGGCGTATAAACAAAGATGTTTACGATATTCATTTGTGGGCACTTCGAAATAAAACTGATGCATTTGCAGATATTTGGGAATTACAAAATCCTGAAGCAAAAGCAACTAAACTTAGAGAAGCAAAGGCAATTGGAAGTATTGCAAAAAGGTTCTTAGATAAAAACTTTTATCATCTCTATTACTATGACTTCAGAGGTCGAAAGTATCCTGCTACAGCATATCTGCATGAGCAAGGCTCCGATCTAGCTAGAGGTTTGCTGCTTCGTGTTGATCAAAAACCAATAGGAAGAGAAGGCTTTTTCTGGCTGCTAGTGTCTGTTGCTAGTAACTGGGCTGGCGATGCTGGTAGAGATGATGGCGCAAAGACTGATAAGATTCCTCTAAAAGATCGATACATGTGGTCTCTAGATAATGAAGAAATATTGCTGTCTTATGCTGAGAAACCGAAAGTAAATCAAGGCTGGATGAAGGCTGATAAGCCATGGCAATTTCTTGCTGCATGCTTTGAATTTAAAAAGTTTAGAGATTGGCAGATGTCTTTCTTTGACGACTACATTGATATAGCAATGATTGATCAAGGTCTTGAAGCCCTGGGTGTAGATCCTTATGACTTCTCATCTAGTCTTGAATGCTATATTGATGGCAGTAATAACGGCTCACAACATTTGTCTGCATTGACTCGTGATGAGATTACAGCACCGCACGTTAATCTTGTTCCGTTAGACTTGCCAGGCGATTTGTACAAATATGTTGCAGATCATGTTTGGGATAGACTTGCAATTCAATTGAAGGCAATGAGTCCACATACTATAAAGTCTTGTGAAACCTTTATAGATAATCTTATTGAACTTAAAAAGCAAATTCATCTAGCTGAGCCTAAGAGTGACAAAAGAAAAGAGCTTATTGACGAGATTTTAAAGTTTAAAAATACTTATCAAAATCTATTAGATGTTGCTGCGCCAGTGTATTGGTCTAGAGTCGTAGACTTGAAACATAGACGAAAGGTTGTAAAGAGAAATGTAATGACTTTGCCATATGGCGGTACAGCTTATGGCCTAGGTCAGCAGCAAATTGATGATGCAAGAAAGCATGGTATTGATTTGTTACTACATATGGAACATAAGTGGGGCGCATATCTTGGCAGAGAAGTGTTTGAAGATTGTAGAATTTCATTGAAACGTCCAATGCAATTGCTATCTGTGTTTGAGCAAGCAGGTAAGAAAGCTGAAGCAGCTGGACAATTCTTGTCTTGGACTGTACCAGTTACAAACTTTCCTGTAGTTCAAAATTATACAGAAGGTAAAGTCAAAAAGATATGGGTTCAATATGGACCACCTGTAGGTGAGAGAAACAGCACAGGCTACTATGAAAATACATTGCAATTAGCAGTATGTTTTATTGAGGATGTTAAACCATCAAAAGGTAAACAATCTCAAGGCGCAAGCCCTAATGCAATTCATAGTCTAGATGCTGCACATCTTGCATTGACAGTGCATAGAGCAGACTTTCCATTGACCACAATCCATGACAGCTTTGGTTGTTTGCTTGCAGATATGCCTAAGTTGTTTAGATTGATTAGAGAAACTTTTGTGGAGTTGTATAGCGCTGATCCATTAACATCTATTATGAAAGATATTGATGGTGATATCAGTGGTGTTCAGTTTGGTACTCTTGACATCTCTTTGATTCTAGATTCAGAGTATTGTTTTGCATAGAGGATATTATGCTACAATTTAAAAACTTTAGAGAAGTCTATCAAGGCTTTAAAGATGGTAAAGTTCCATTTTGTGTTTTACAAGAGTCTGCAATGACTCAGGCAAGCTATCTTGATGGATTTGCAGATACGTATGATCCTAATGAGGAAATGACCCTTCAAAAGATTATTGAAATTCGAAATAGTCTTAGTGACTCTGAAGAAGATTCTTTTGTATATAACTTAGGAGGTGATCTATTCATCTGTGAAACGGAAGAGGATTTAAAACAAATTGAAGGTTGTGACTTTGAATGGGCTAAAACTCATGACGACAAATGGCCTAATGTGACTGACAAACCCATGTCGTGGGACTGCTGTGACTTTGTGGGAAAAGATCGTAGTTCAGGTTGGGCTGTGTTTCTGCTTTGTTGGAATAACGCTGGCGGTAATGTATATTATGTGCCAGAAATACTTTGGGAAGCCGCAAGACTTGAGGAACATCTGATTGAGCATCAACGTGTTTGGAGCACACAAAAGGATGACTAATGTTAATTACTAAGAAGAGTATATTGTCTGGCATCGAAAGAACGCTAGATATTCCAGTAACCCAAGAGGAGTTTGATAAATGGAATAGCGGAATGTTAATTCAAGAGGCAATGCCAAATCTTAGTCCTGATCAACGTGAGTTTATCTTGACTGGAATTGTGTCTGATGAGTGGGATTCTACATTTGAGGAAGATGAAAATGAATGAAATTAACTGTGTAAAAGTTCAAGTAACCGAAGCGGAAAGCGAAATGAAAATTCTTATTAGCATTGACTCACGTCAGCATCTCTGTATCGACTTTGATCCTAATTTCCTAGAATCAATTTTGAATGCAACTAGCGTTACGATTGACCGAAATTGGGACGGAGTTATTAAATCTATTGAAGAGGTCAAAGGAAAGCCAAATGTTATGATTATCAATGCGTCTGATATTTCTCCCAGGAAACCTGATACAAGCGAGAAGCTTAAGGCACTTGAAGCGTATCAGGCTAAACTTACGGCAGAAGCTGACGCTATTACTAAAGAAATTAATGCGTTGAACAACGCCTAAACCCGTTAAATTAACCCTCTAGGTGAGGGATTTAAATTCTAGTTTATCAAGGAAAGAAAATGGCTATCATTCGAGACTGTGAAATTTGGTTTGCAAAGCTTAATCCTAAGCGTCCTAACAACAAGTTCAACAAAAAGAACCCAACATGGGAATGTCAAATTCGTACTTATGACAAGGCTACAAAGAAAGCTTGGGAAGAGTTGAATCTGCCTGTAAAAGCTGTAGTACCTGATGAAGGCGCACCATACTTCCGTGTTAATCTTCGTAAGAAGTCTATTAAGGAAGATGGAGAACCCGCATCTCCAATCAAGGTAGTTAATGGGCATTTGGCAGACATTGATCCAGACTCTATTGGTAATGGTTCTATCGGCAATGTGCGACTGTTCCAATACGAGTATCCAAAAGAGGGTGGTGGCAAAGGCACTGCGTCTGTTCTGATGGGTATTCAGATTACGAAACATATTGTTTACAAGGCTAAGCCTCGTGATGATGAGTTCGGTATGACTGAAACGGAGACAATTGAGCCTTCTGAAGAAGAGATGGAAGCTGCATCTGAAGAAGACGCATTCTAAGAGGAAACAAAGGGCTATCTATAAAAGGATAGCCCTTTTTAATTTAAATGAGACCATACATTGCATTTTACAAAGGTAAGCAGCTTCAAGTAGAGGCAACATCCTCTTATGAAGCACAACAAAAAGCTGCAAAGCTTTTCAAAGCGAAAAAGAGTTATGAAGTAACAGTAATGCTGGCTGACGTAACTCATAGTACGCAACACATCTGAAAGGGACAATATGCGTTATATGTATACGATATATAAGGATGATGGGTCAGACACTGGACCAACCAGAGTTGACACATCTACTCGTATTGAAGAGATTAAGGAAAAAGATGTAACATGGCCATTCTATGTGGATGTCTATGATATGCTTGAAAATAAGCAGAAGTATACTCTCAGATCTCTTGATGATCTTGAAGGCTATATTGTGTCTTTAGAAAGAGCTGCTGCGTGGAAACCTGGAAAAGAAGATCCAAAGCTTCCATTGCCGGACAGAAATCTCAAAACCGCAGTCGCAATTAAGAAACCTGGAATATCTGCAATACCGCCTGTAGCTATCTATGCTTTAGGCGCAGCAATGCAAGATGGCGTTAATAAATACGAAAAGTATAACTGGCGAGATGCTGGAGCTACTACTTCTATTTTCTTTGATGCTATGGCTCGTCATTTATTTGCTTGGTATTCTGGAGAGACTTACGCAAGTGATAGTAAAGTGCACCATCTTGCTCATCTAATGGCAGGCTGTGCAATTATACTAGATTCTGAGTTGCACAAAACCTTAAATGATGACCGAAAGGCTTCAGAAATTAAGCAAGATGTGATTAATACGTTTATGAAGCTTATTAAGGAGTCTTAAATGTCGCGCTGGGTATTTGACATTGAAACAGATGCCCTGCTAAAAGACTGCACTAAGATGTGGGTCTTGGCAGCGCACAATCTTGATACTAAAGAAACAAAGCATTGGCTTGAAGGCGATCTTTCTTGGAAAGAAGAGTTTAGTAATGCTAAACTGATTGTAGGCCACAATATTCTAGGCTTTGACGTATTTGTGTTAAAGAAGTTGTTTGACTTTGAATTCCCAAAGACTTGCAACTTTCATGATACGCTATTGATGTCTCAAATTCTAAATTACAAACGATTTGGAAACGATGGACATAGCCTTGAACGTTGGGGTCAAGCCTTAGGTGATGAAAAGCATGAATTCAGTGATTGGTCAAAGCTCTCTCAAGAGATGATTGATTACTGTATTCAAGACGTTCTTGTCAGTGTAAAGGTTTATGAAAAGCTATTAAGAGAACTATCCGCTATTGCAGAGAAAGCTCCTGCTGTAAAACAATATTTAAAAGCTGAGCATGCTGCAGCTAAATGGTGCACTTATGCTAGTTTACATGGCTGGCCTTTTGATATTGTAAAAGCCAAAGAGCTTTATGCAAGACTTGAAGCTGAAATGCAAAAAGCCTATGATGCACTGTCTAAAAGACTTGGCTTAAAGACAATTCAAACAGACTTGAAGAAGGGTGTTGTAGAAACTAAGTTTCCGAAATGGACTAAAAATGGTTTCTATGATGTTCATACCGCTAGGTGGTTTGATATTGATCCGTGTTCAGGTTTTGAAGGTGAAGATAGAATGGTAGCAGGTGAATACTGTAGAGTAGAATTTGCACCGCTGTCTTTGGATTCTGTTGCAGATGTAAAAGTGTTTCTATATAGGAATGGCTGGCAACCAACTGAATGGAATACCAAAATCAATCCAGATACTAATAAGAAAGAAAAGACATCTCCTAAAGTAACTGAAGATAGTCTTGAGTTTCTTGGCGGCGATGGTAAGTTGTATACAGAGTTCTTAACCGCAAAATCTAGATATGGTATCTTAAAGACTTGGATTGAAAATACTGACTCTAATGGAATGCTTCACGGTGATATGATGTTGATTGGCACACCAAGTATGCGTGCTAGACATTCTATTATTGTTAACGTTCCTGCAGCAGACAGTCCTTGGGGTCCAGAAATGAGAGCCCTATTTACTTGTAAGCCTGGCTGGAAACTTATTGGCTGTGACTCGTCAGGTAACCAAGCGAGAGGTCTAGCTCACTATCTTGGTGATCAAAAGTTTATCGATACTTTGCTACACGGTGATATTCACCAGTACAATGCTGATGTTCTTACAAAAGTTCTTGAAGAGATGGGAGTTGTCTATGAAGTGAAGAGATCTCAAGCAAAACGAATTTTGTATGCTTTCTTGTTTGGTGCTTCTGGCACGAAACTTTGGAGCTACATATTCGGAAACATGGATGAAAAGAATGGCAAAAAGCTAAAAGCTGGCTTCCTGAAAGCTGTGCCAGGATTCAAAGCACTTATTGAAAAACTGGAGAGTATCTATGGGAAGACATCACAGTATGGAGACGGTTACATACCTTCTCTCGCTGGCAATCGTATTTATGTTGATTCCTTTCATAAGCTTCTTGTTTATCTGCTACAGTCTGCTGAGAAGATTACTTGCAGTTCTGCGCTAATGCTTACAATGGAACAGTTTGAAAAGGAAGGAATTCCTTTTATTCCTTGTATTTATTACCATGACGAAATTGACTTTCAAGTGCCTGAAGAATATGCTGAAAGAGCTGCTGAAATAGGTAAACGAGCATTTGCAGAAGGCCCAAAGTTGTTTGGAATTACAATTATGGGTGGTGATGCAAAAATTGGTAACAATTGGTATGAAGTACACTAAATGTTCTTCGCTATGCCATAAAGATGAGCGCTGTTCAATTACAGCCTCCGGTGCATGTGATTATTTGGAGAAAGAAATGTACGGTATTCAAGTAGTGTTTAATGAACGTGGATATTGGTCTAAGCCATACACTTACATGTATGAGAAACCAATTGCAAAAGGTTCTGTAGTTTTAGTTCCTACAAATAACTTCTTTAGCGTAGGCAAGGTTATAGACAGTGTAGCAAACTATGCGTTTAAACCTGATATTAAATATAAGAGCATTAAGTCTATCTTGGAGGTATAATGAATATATTTATTCTTGATAAAGATCCTTACAAGGCTGCTCAGTATTTGTGTGATAAACACATTGTAAAAATGTGCCTAGAAACAGCTCAAATACTTTCTACTATAAATGGCGGACCTTATAAGCCAACTCATCCAAAACATCCATGCACTATATGGGCTGGAGATTTTATGGGTAATTACAGATGGTTAGTTGCGCATGGCAAAGGTATTGCTGAGGAATACCGAGAAAGGTATGGAAAAGAACACAAGAGTGCAGAAGTTATCTATGCGCTTGAATGGCCTTTAAATCCAATACCTGAAGGTCATTCGGACTTTGCACTAGCTATGCCAATTGAATTTAAATCTGATGATGCAGTAGAATCTTATAGAAACTACTACATGAGTAAGAAAGAGTTTTGTAATTGGACTAATCGAGAAATTCCTGAATGGTTCTTGGAGAGATTAAATGTTTCATGTGCCTGAAAAGTTTCGTCTTAGATCCGGCGTAATGGGTAGTGATGCTACGTTTGGAAATAATGGTGCTTTTGAAGTTGTAGTAACCTTAAATGGATGCAAACAGAAATTGTTTGTGATTGCCTCTGACCAAGTCGGTTGGGAGCATGTTAGTGTTAGCAGGACGGATCGCTGTCCATTGTGGGATGAGATGTGTATTATCAAAGACATGTTCTGGGACGAGACCGACTGTGTAATACAATACCATCCTCCACACTCAGAGTACATCAACAACCATAGATTTTGTTTACATCTATGGAGGCCTGTTGGTGTAGAAATTATTCAACCACCAAAAATTCTAGTAGGATTAGAACAGGAGTAACGATGAATATCAAAGAGTACCTTTTAGTGTGTCTAGTTGAAGAGCTGTCTGAATTTCAAAAGGAGATTTGTAAAGTTCTTAGATTTACAGCAGATGATAAACATCCTGACAAAGATGAAACAAATCTAGAAGGTGCTTGTAGAGAGTGGTCTGATATAATTGCTGTCTTGGAAT